CTGTAATTCTTTCATTAGTATCATCCACTGTTCTTCCACCACTACTTGGTACTATATGTAATTTTGCAGTACTACCTGCGGCAGGAGTAGGTTTAATACTTACGTGGGCACTTTCATCTAAATAATAAGCTGGGTCTTTAGCCATTGCATAATAAATACTTGTTGAATCTGCTAAGTCATTAGCTTGTCTATCACTTACTGGTCTACAATGATATATGCCTCTCTTTGCACCTAGTAAATATGCTCCAGAAAATTTCTTTTCCCATTCATATCCATTGGCAAAGTCATTTCCTTGGTCCACTTCATAAGCAAACATTCTTAACATTTCAGGATTTTTTGCGTGGACAACGCCTAAACAAAAATCAATTCCCTTGAGTAAGGCATCAGTTACATTTAATCCTGTTACTGAGTTTGTGTAATTCGCTATTCTGGTACTAAATGACATTTTTTCCTTTCAGTAAGGGGGGTCCGAAGACCCCCCTATTTACTATATTACGACCATTGCATTAAAGCGTGAGTCTCAGGAAGTGAAATTTCCAAACCAGCTTCGGTAAGGATAATATCTTTTCTTCCGTCCATATTGTTGTCTTGTACATTAGTGACAATGTGAGTGTCTCTTGAGAGACCATTACCAGCTAATGGACGATACTTTACGTTTGCCATATCAATAGCAATCGCAATGTTCTCGTCTTGGTTTCTGAACAGAGGCTCAGCAACAAAATGTAAGTTACCAAAAATGGTATTTACTTTTGTTACCTGATGTCCAAATGCCCCTTGAATGTTCTGTACATCTAGCTTATAAGAACTAGAACCTACAGTGTTATTCAAGAATCCATTAGAACCTAGCTTCTGTAACCAAGCCAAGACTGTGCGAGAAGCAAGAACTAGCTTGTCGCCAGAGTTCCCAGTTTCAGGAGCAAAGAAGTCCTTCATAGAATCTATGAAGTCATCATAAGTAGAACTAGCGTAAGTAAACGCATAATTCTTACCATTTGCTACTGTGTAAGGAACAATCCCGTGTGAATATCTTACAGGACCTGAACCAGATTCGTCAGAAGCACCAACACCGTACAACATAGCGTGTTCGATGTCCATTTTGTGTTCCATTAACTTATCTGACCATACTCTGCGATATTCATCAGGACGACCTCTATAACGAGTGGCTAGAGATGTACCAGAGAATAACTGGATTGCTGTCTTAAAAATCTGACAGTATCCTTCTCTTGTGTACATATCGTCTTTCCATCCCTCTGGGTCGGTTGTTGCTTCACCCCAAGCACTACCAATTACCTGACCTGTTTTATCAGCGGCGATAGCACCTGATGCTTCTAATGCAGTCAATTTAACTGAGGAGTAAGTAGCAACTGTACCAGCGGCATATGTTGCGTTTTCACCATTACCTACATTCTCGATTGATTTGACTTTAAATGCCTTTCCCGCAAGTCTTACAACTTGATTTACGACAAAGAACTGTGGTGCCGCAGTTGCGGCGGTTTCGACTCCATACTTGTCATACTTACAAACCATTTTTAGCTCAGCACTGTCGCTTCCTGCGGCAATACTAGAACCAATGGCTGTCTTAAGGATAAAATCACGGCGTTGCCATTGATGACGTTGTTCAAGGAACTTGAATACTGGGTCATCAGTAGCAGACTTCGCAACTTTGCTTAAATAGACAAAGAATGGAGATTGTTGAGGAGCAAGTTCAGCAACTCTTTCACCAAAATTATAAATTCGGCGTGAATTGTCGATACTTACACCACCGGGGTCTCCCCCTGTTGAACGTGACCATACGTTAGCCATAGTCAGTATCTCCTATTTTAAACCCTTAGGTTTAATTACCCCAAGGGTTGCGATTTTTAAATTCGCCAATCATAGAATCCATCATATTGTCTTCCGGATTTCCCCCTGTATTTCCCTGCGAAGGGAGTACTCCCATACTTGTCGGTACTTGCTGTGCCCTTTTCATCTGGTCAAAGCTATCAGCCGGTGCAGTCTCTGTTTTAGGTGCATCTACAGGAGCAACTGTTGGTTGGTTTCCTGTTTGCAATCTAAACAATTTAAATAAGTTGTCAAGGTTAACTGATTCAGGCTTATCCATAATAGTTACGAATTGCTTTATTTCTTCATCAGATGCTTGATAGTTATTTCTTAAATGAGACTGTATCTCACTCATTTGATTTACCCGTGCTTGTCTGTCTGCTTGGGCACGAAGTATGTTATCTCTTTCCTGAGATATCTTATCTCGTTCTTCCTTTACTAAAGCAGTATTATATTCAGCGTGTAGCCGATTATAATCATCCATATCATTTCTCCAGTCATCTACATCTTCCATATACTTGGCAGATTCAGATGTTGGGTCTTCCATTGCTTCAGCTCTAGTGTAACTACGAGGTTTTGCTGGTTTGGGAGGAGGGGGAGGAAAACTATCGTCTTCTTCCTGATTAGCTCCTGTGTCTGGCTGAGGTTGATTAGCCTGTTGTTCTAATGCTTGTAAGCGTTGAGCTAACTGTGCATTTTCATTACGAGCCCTATCTGCCTCACTTTGCCAATATTGATAACGCTTCTCATCGTTATCCTGAGGTTTCTCTTCTTGTGCTTCTGGTTGTTGTTGAGTCTGAGGTTCTACTACATTGACCGTATCTTCAGTGACTCCTGTCATTGCGAATGGGTCATCAGCAGATTCTTCTTCTTCAATACCATTGGCACGAAAAAATCCCTCTAATGGATTGGTTGCATCCATATCTGCATCTGGTTGACCAGTGCCCTGTCCAGAGAAAGCCTGTTCGGTATTCTCAGGAGCTGTAGGGGTTACTGTATTTTCCATATTCAGTTTTCCTTTATTTTCCAGCCGATTTCTTGGAATCGGGTGTGGATTTTTGTTTTTCGGCTTCCTTGTTCATTTCACGAACTCCGGACTTAGCCTGTCCAAGAACATCATCAAGGCGTTTTTCGAATAGTTTGCCAGAGGACTTGCTCTGGGTTGAAACTTTATCGAGTTCACCTTTGAATTTTTCTAGCTCAGCTCTCTGCTTCAAGTGATAGTTTTCACGTTCTCTTGTTTGCAGGTCGCCTTTTAATTCTTTAATTTTTTCTTCTTGTTGTTTTAGTTGACCTTCCATCTGTCCAACTTGGTCCGTTCTCTCTAATACACCTTCCATATCAAATACTTCTGTTTTCTTGAGAACTTCTCTCTTATCAATAATTCCATTTTTATAAGCATCCATATACATTTCAAGTTGAGCATATCTATTTGTTGGTAAAGTAGAGCCAGTTACGACCACTACATCAAAGCTCCCCCTTGATATATCATTCATTACGCTTATTTCACCAGTTTTATCATCGTAAAGTTTTTTATTTATAGCAATTTCAGTCATACTATTATTAGGCTGAACTATTCTAATTATTTTTTCTGCTTGATATAACTGTTGCATTAATGGTATTGCTACTTTTGCTATACGGACCAACGATTGCTCTATATCTTGTAACTTTGACTTAATTTTTCTCTGTCCAAATTCATCAAGTGAGACTGTAGCTTTATAAGTATGAGGTGCGGCTTCAGAATTTCCTTGCATAAGTTCATACAATCCTAATGCGTGGTCAATATCTGTTTTTGCCACTTGCTCATTTTGATATAGAGTACTTGGTAATGGTGTAGGTTGGACTGGCTGTGGTGCCCCACTATCCATATCAACTTCTATTGCAACTCCCGGTTGTGCCCATCTTTGTTCAAAGTCCTGCATATCAACACTTCCAGCAGGAATTAAAATCTTTGTATTTGTACTTGTTGTTGCGTGAGCAATAATAAGAGACCGTGTCTTATTTATATATTCTTGTAAATCCTTTACCATACGAACATCGCTTACTGGGTAGGGTGTTCTATTGTGAATATTCATAAATAGAACGATGGGATAATGTTCGACAGGTAATATACGAGAGTATAAATACTTGTCACCCATAATTACGCACATTTTTATACGCTGTACAGGGACTGACACGGTCTCAAGAACGCCTTCTGAAATTAATTGAGTATAAGGAACCTCTTCTACTTGTGGCATTGGAGGAGCATCTACTCCCTGAGCTTGAGCTTGTTGTAATCCTTGTTGATGCTCTTGCATTAATTTTTGGATTATCTGCTGTGCTTTATCTTCATCTAGTATTATTTGTCCATTTACTCTAATAGCCATTCTAGTCTTATATTCTTCAAATGACTCCTCATCAAATACATCTTCAGTTTTGTTAATGCTATTCTTTATGTGATACCTGTTAACCCAAGTCTTATAGTATCTTTCATAACCTCTGATGTATTCATTGTCCTTGCCAAAGGTTCCTTGCATTTTTGTAGCAGTATCTTCAGGAAAGACTATCCCCTTATCATCGACTCTATCAGTAGTAGGTCTATCTGTATGCAAATCTGATTGAGCATTCTTAATTGCATCCTCATACATAGGATACATAGACTGAGCCTGTTCTTTTGTGAATAGTCTTGATATTATAATATTTTCTGCATCATCTCCCATTCTATGACGGGAGTTAGGGTCTATATAAACATCTAATGGGTCCACATCGTGAACACAGATTTCTCCCCTACCATAATCTTTTAGGGGGTCAATGTACACGCACATAGCTCCTAAACCCATTGTGTAGTAATCATCTATAACATTACGGAGTGCTTGAGTCCCGTCTGATACATACCACATATATTCGAGTAAACCATTGAAGACCTGTGCTAATCTATTGTCGGAATCTTCTCTCGGTGATACTCTAAATTGTGGTCTGCCTGATGTGAGTAAAGCCTTTGCGGCTTCAACGGCTGGATGGATTCGGTTAACTACTAACGGTGCTTGACCCCTTTCTAAAAGAATCCTTTGCTGTTCGGCAGACCATTGTCTACCCAACCTAAATTCTGCATCTTCCTGTGCTTGTTGAGCCCAAAGCTCACGCTTAGAAGAGTAACTCTTAAAAAGGCTGTGAGTGTCCTGTACTAAATTATCTTTAGATTTGTTATCTGATTCATTGTAAGCCATCCCAGTTAAAGTTATACTTTAAAGTGTTAGCCAGTCAAGTACTTTCTTAGGCTTATTTTTATCATATGGGATAAACTCTTTCCTAGTACATTTTTTTACGCCATCAACAGCATAATAGATAGCATCGAGTATATCATCGTGTTTTCCTCTCGGATAGGATAGAAACTCTTGTTGAGCGTGAATATCTTGCGGTCTAAAGAAAAATTCACCTCGTGCGAGTGGGGCAACCAAGGACAACAATCGTTCGGATTTTCTTTGTCTTGGTTTTACGCCTTTTTCCAATCCCGGTATATACAAGGATTGTTCAAGCATCATCTTTCTTACGTTACTCCTCAGTGCCTCTTGGTAGCCCACTGTCTCGATTTTCATCCTTTTTGGGTGATACTTTTTAAAAACTTCAATAATTTTTTCAGGTTGGAGTGCAGGGTCGATTTTATCCCGTAGTATATCCACGATATAGAATGAACCATCACTATCAACAGCAATAGTTGCGATAACAAAAAAGTCACTACGAGCAGATAAGCTGGAAGCAGGGTCGATACCACAATAGACGTCCACAGGTTTCTTTTCTTCTTCCGAATCCACTGAACGGAATAAGATATTTTGTCCGTCAACGTATCTAATGTCATAGTGATGTAGTCGGATATATTCTGGCTTGAAGGGTGCATTGTCTGGTGATTGTGCTTCATTCATATACTCCTGATAAAATCCATTAAGATTACCAACTGATTCAAATTCAGCTTTAATTTGTAGGATTCTCTTCTGAGGGAACCTCTCCTCCCATATGCTCTTGCCATCATCATTATAGATACTATACCATAATGTCTTCCACGCTGGAGATTCCTTAGCCCAATATAAGAAACAATCCTCAGAAATAACAGTTCCAATCATAACAATCCTTCCTTCATCACTTAATGATGGTATAACTGCCTCGGTAATCCATTTTCTATTCTTGGCTCTAGCTTCTGCGGTTGCCGCATTTAATTCAGATTCATAATCATCTACGATGATAAGATTGGGACGAGTATCACCTTCAATGAATCCCCTGACTCGCTGACCAGTACCAACAGCAATAATTCTTGCTCCATTAGCCAAAACAATATCATTATTAGTCCACCTCTTTGCTGTATTTGGTCCGTAATCTCCAAACATTTCAATAAAGTTTTTTGAATGAGTTAAGTGATATTTTATACGAGAAAGAAAGTTTATACTCTGAGATTGAGACTCTGAGATAATAACTATAAAAAGGTCTCTGTCGGATGGTTTGAAAGCGATTCTATGAAGGGGTAGAATCAAGGAGGTCACTGTACTTTTCGCAGTACCCCTAGGTGCCGCTATTAGTACACGCTTTTCTTCGTCATCCGACAGATTCCTGTAAATCTCGTGGTGAAATGGGGGGACATCCTTGTTTAAAGCTGTCGGAAACATAGTCTTCCCAAAAAGACCTATGTTCTTCCTTAGCTTCTTTAGTGCTAGTTCCTGAGCATATCTACTTTCGTAGTCATCTAATTTTGAAGATGTGTCCATATTTACCATATGTATCCCAGTATCCATTCTCCCATAATTTACTATTTAGTAAAACTAATCCTAAGACTATTAGCATTAAAAATTCAATCATTTGTGACCTCCCTTTCTATTCGATGTAACCTAAAAATGACACTAATCCATAGTATCGTTTGTAAAAAAATATATAACTCCCATCCCGGAAAGTTATGCACTTCTAATAAAGTCTCCCAATAGAGCATAATTGATTCAATCATCCTTTTTTGCCTCCTTGACTGGCATTTTAGTTACCCTAGATGCTACAAGTTTGTCCTCTTCAGCGTTAATATTGTCTATTAACTTCCTTGTTTGAGTTGCTTCTAGTTTATCGGTTATTGTTACTGTTTCTTTGTCCTTCATACCGTGAATTTCCATACCATCGTTAACAAATCCACGAATACCGTTAACATCTTCCTTCTTTAATGCAATATCTACGCCCTTTTTCATCAAATCTATGAAATAGTCCGCATCCATCATATTATCTGTTAATAATTTCTGTGCTTCGTCCCTTTTCATCCTTTTGAACACCTCCGTTCTCATATGACGTCTTAACTTTCTACGCTTTGTATCGCTTACTGGACCGTATACTTGGTCAATAGCAACATCTCTATCTTCAGTTAAAGCCGCCCACATAGCTAATGCTTGATAATCCTCTGAGTTTACCTTAACATTTAGCCAAGATTTACCACTGAATGTATTATTTGCTACCCTACCCCCACAATTAAACTTCTTATTTGGATATTTAGGGTCCCACATAATATAACCAAAAGGCATCCTATAATAATAGGACATTCTTTTTTGCTTATCACTATAGTTTTTCTTACTTATAACCTTTGCTACCCATCCATCATCAGTCAAAGCGTATTGTCCTCTATTGGCTTTTTGCCAATATAGGTACTTTATACCCTTTTCCTTTGCTTCCTCTTCCCGATATATGGGATATTCAGTCTTTCCAATGTCTTTATGGTTTATGGTTATA